ATACCAATAAAATCCTTACCATTCTCACTATCACCAACATATCGAAGTTGTCCACCGCTATACTTAGCAATAGCGATTTCTTGAACTTCTGCCCTCAAAGGGCGGGTTTGATTTCGTTTAAGTCCATTAGTAGACTCAATAACACCAAAAATTTCAGGAAAATTAAAAAGTTCAGGATTGATCATAATCAGGTTGGTTATATTTCAAATATTCAAAAAATGTAAGTTTCATTTCTTTCTGCGTCATACCACAGTGTTTTGCGGCAGCAGGAAGAGTCATCTTTGCCCGAAACAAACCTTCATTTGCTTCTTTCACATTCTCAGGAGTTGTCTTAACTGGAATTTCCACAAGACACAATTTGTTAATTTTATAAAAATTACTTACCATCATGCACCTCAAATTCTGTAAGTTGATCTGAAGATACTACATGCAAATTATCAATCAAATACCAATGCTTACCATCTTCTTTAAGACCCAAATATTTTAGACTGTCACCAAAATTATATTCACGCATTGCTGCTTGAATTTTAAGATGATACAATTCAGACTTTGTTGGTATGTTCATTTCCATTCACACTCACACATTATTTCTGTTAAGCAAGCAAGTAAGTTAATCTCTTGGTCGGCAACAAAGGCACATTGATATTGATACTTAGCAATTACAAGAACCGCAGCAGGAATGCTGGTTGGTACAAGAGAATCATAACACGCATCGTAGATTCTGCGAAGCAATACAGTCGCATCATTATCAAGATTGGAAACTACCCACTTACGAACTTCAGGGAAATTCTTACCCTTCATATTCTTGATAAGTTCATTTACAGAGATGTCTGAGAAAGATGCAAGAATTCCCGAGTCAATTTTTCCCCCTGTAGAGTATCTTTGACATTCGTTGAGGACTCTACGAAAATCTGGAAAGTGCTTGGATACCAATTCAGCAACGACCTTTTCATCATACTCAATTTTTTCCTGATCCAAGATTTTCTGAAGTCTTTTGAAAAACGATCCAGCAATTTGTTGTTTTTGTTTCCCCTTGATGGTGAAGTCAATGACTGCACAACGGGAATGGAGAGGTTCGATGATTTTATTTTTGTAGTTACAGGTGAAGATGAATCGGCAGTTGTTATAAAATGCCTCAATATTTGCCCGTAGTAGGAGTTGAACATCTGCGGTTGTGTTGTCACTCTCATCCACAATGATGACTTTATGCCTACCATTTCCTTGAAGTGATACGGTCGAAGCAAAGTTCTTTGCTTGGTTCCGTACAGTATCCAGGAAACGTCCTTCGTCGGATCCGTTGATGACATAATAATCTGCTCCTAATTCATTGCATAGTGCCTTTGCGATTGTGGTTTTACCAATACCAGGAGGTCCAGAAAGAAGAAGATTTGGAATCTCACCCTTTTCTACAAACTCCTTGAATGTTTTTTTAGTATCATCTGGAAGAATACAGTCATCAATTGTTTTTGGTCTGTATTTTTCACAAAATAAGAATTCACTTGTCATAATTTAAATCCAATCAGGTTTTCTTTCAGGAATGCGAAGATAATTATCCGCAACCCAGGGTTTGGATGCAATATACCTCTTATATGCTTCAAATGTATCAATGCTCGTATCAAGTTTCCATTCATCAGGCATTGCACGGGTAAATTCTACCACATTTTTGTAGATGGAAATCTCCCTTCCACTTTTAGTAGTAAAGATGTCCTCAGCAACTTCAAGTCCTTTCATACAGGCATGGTCTTTACCATAACGATGCCGATACTCATTGCAAAGAGCATACCCGTGTCGAATTAACCAAGCAAGATTCTCGTGAGACTTTGCTGCCCATTGAGTGCAAGGATGATTACGAAAGGCACCCTTTTCAGTATTGTATGGGGTTTCATCTTTTTTAGGAATGGTGCCCCAATCATAATACCACTTGGAGTAGATGACAGAGATCATCTGACACGTCTCCAAGGGCATTTTTACTATATGTTTGTCAGGAAGTGCCGCAGCAGAAAGTACTGGGCACTGGTCATTCACAAAAATATTCATAATAAAATAATTAAAACTCAAGAAAAATTACTATCAGATTCTAGAGTAATATAGTACTTCAGATTGTGCTTGGTATTCGTAAACTGAGACAAAAGTTTAGAAGACACTACCACATCATAATCGCCTTGAATAATTTTGATATTTTCTACCCTGAAATTAAAAGTGAACTCAGCATCAGTCTCACCAACTACAATTGCATATTCATTAGAAGTATCGTTTTTCTTATCACGAACCACTAGTTTGATAACACCTGCTTCACCAACTGCAGAAAGATCTGGAAGTTGATAGACCGCAGCTGCCTTAAGAAGTTTTTCCAGAGAAATACCATCTAATTGGAAACATACCTCTTGAGATGGAAGTTGAATTTCTTTGTCGGGAGGAGACATAATTACATTAGGATCCGCATAAAAATACTTCACTCGTCGCTTACCTTCTTTGATGCTGAGATAAGATTCTTCAGTAAAGTCCAAGTCAGGATCCTGATGCAGACTCAATCCATTCAAAAATTGACTCAAATCATAGATAGCGAAATCGCGAGGAAATTGTTCACTAATGTCCGCCTCGGCAAGAATATTTTTAGCAAGTGAAATTGTACGAAGACGATTTCCTTTTTTCACCAAAATAGAACAATTGATATTTGCAAAATTTTTGAGGATTGTGAGTGTATTATCAGAAAGTTTCATAATCAATAAGGAAAATCGGAGTTATTATTTTTGTGAAGTCCAGCAAAATGATAAAGAAGAACACAATAGTGGATTGCTTTCAAAATATCCATTCTTGATTTACCATTCTTCTTACCAAACCTAGAGAGATATTTGATAGCATTGGATCGGGTAAATGCTTCTGCATCACCAATACTCTCGATCAAATCAAGAGTCTGGGTTTTAGATTGTTCAGAAGTATAATGAGAATGGTAGGTACTGGAAAGATATTGCTCAACATCTTTCAAGGTTTTATCCTCTTCATACTTCCAAAAATTATTGGCGTTTTGTTTGCTCATATCAATATTAAGGGTTAGTTCATTCATAAAAGGGAAAGGCATACTTTTACCTTCCCCAATTATATCATAAAGGGGGTTGTTGGTCAAGTTGTTGCTGGATAAGTTTTTGTCGTTCATCAAAAGAAAGATTTATCCAATAAAAATGTTTTGCCGCCATTTCAGCATCACTGTGTTTTTTATGACAAGTTTTACATAAGAGACGACATTTTTCAACTTCTTTCCACCATATTTCGGCAGAATAGGGAAATGCACTTATAGTAAATAATTTTTGTGCTGGGTCAATATGATCAAATTCAAGATTTTCTATTGTTCCACACCATACGCATTTTCCACCTAATTTTTGCTTTGCTTCCTCTTTTAATTTTTGTTTTCTTTTAACACTATTTTTTGCATTTTGTTCTTTGCATTTTTCTTTATTTTTTTCATAATACCGCAAATTACGTTCATTACATTTTTCTTTATTTTTATGATAGTATTCTCTATCAGCAAGACGCTTTGCTTCCTTTTGTTCTTCCGTCATTTTTTGACGATATTTTTTATTATACTCTGATTTTTCTTCCTCTGTATATGCCATAATTACTGAAAAGTGCTATTAATATTTATACTAATAACACTTTTTAGTAAAAAGTTTTATCAGAAAGGAACTTCGTGACCACCCTCAATAGTCAATTTAAGTTCAGGTTTTTCTTCTGTAGGGAGTTGAAAGTCTGCGTCAATTTTATCATAAAGTTCCAAGAAAGATTGTTTGGTTTCATCGTCAAAACGATTGATACAAACTTGAATTGCCTTTGCCTTATCTTGGAAAATGCTGTAGGCACGAATAATGTGAACAAGACGACGGGTGCTGATGATTTCCTCAATACCACCATCATAGAAAGTTTTTCTAATAACCTCACCCCAATCGCAAAGGCGTTTGCAGAAGTCGCGGTCTTCCACACCCAAATCCAGAGCAATGCCTTCCAGGATCTTCTGTTCGGTTGCAGGAACAGGATAGGACTGCTCAAGAGTCACAGGAAAACGCTCCAAAAATGCCTCATTGAGAACGTTGGTTCCGATAAAGCGACCGTCATCGGAACCTTTACCTTTGGTGTTAGCAGTGGCGACAATATTAAAACCTTCAGAAGGTTTTACAAATTTACCAATTTTTTTCAGAAAGACACCCTTACCTTCCAGAATGGATTGCAGACACAAAATCTTATTAGAAGCAAGGTCAATCTCATCCAGAAGCAACACTGCACCACGCTCAAGTGCCTCTACCACAGGACCATTGTGCCAGACAGTTTCACCATTCACTAGGCGGAAACCACCAATCAGATCATCCTCATCAGTCTCAATCGTAATATTGACCCGAATCAATTCCCGATTGAGTTGGGCACACGCTTGCTCAACCGAGAACGTTTTACCGTTACCCGAAAGACCCGTGATGAACGTAGGATAAAAGAGACGGGACTGAATAATTTTTTTAATATCGTTAAAGTTACCAAACTTGACGAAGGTATCATCTTTATCAGGAATGAGATTTTGTTCAGTGGAAGGAAGAACTGCAGGTGCTTGGAAGGAACGCTCAATTTCCTCAACACGTTCTTGAGTCACTTCCAGATTCCAGCGTCCACGAGCAGTTTTATACCCCTCAAGACGGCGAGAAACCGTTTGGTAGTTAAGACTACGAGAGGCACAGAACCCCTTGAGGTCGCCAGAAGTAATTTCAGAACCATAGAGTTCTTTAATGCTTTCAATAAGTTGTTGGTCGTTCACAGAAGACATGCGAGTCATAATTTAGTTAGGTCGTTTTGTTTAACTGAAGTCATTATAGCAATAAAAAGGGGGTCATGGAACCCCCAGTGTGTCAGTTTGGAAATTGGTCCTAAAGTTACTTAAGTTCGTAATCTGGATACTTTTCCCTAACTTTGTCCCTAAAACGTGCATTAAATGTAGGTGGATTTAGTTCTCGTTTTTGAGAGATAATTTTATTATTATGGTCAATAATCAGAAGTTTATCCATATTATCAGTTTTTTTCATTTGATTTTATCTAAATTGAAGTTTCTTTTTACCAACTTTAGTCGCACCCTCACCAGGTTTTAGTGGTGAATTTGCATCTCTAGTTGAAAGAGTCCCTTGATCGTATTTTTTCCCTAATTTAGGATCTGCGTCAGATCTTCTAGAGGTCCCTAACCAAGAAGCTCTAGATTCTGATCCTGGTTTTTGTTTGATAAGAACAGAGTCTTGATCTCTTTCCCTAGAATCAGGTTTCTGATTTTTTCTATGTTTTAAACCTCCCTCTTGTCCAAGTTTAGATACTGTTTTTTTGAAGTTTCTTTTACCCATTTTACCCTGTTGAACAAAAAGGCTTGGTTCTGTAACTTCACCGTGCCCCTTTTCATGATAAGCACCTTGTACTTTTGTTGGTCCAGGAAGACCAGCACCACGAATTTTTTTGGTCAGATCTTTAGTTCTTTGCCTATTTTCCCTATTAGATAAGTCACCTCTGGCGGCAGATATGATAGCAGTTCCTCCTTTCTTTACTTGAGATACTACTCTACTCAAGGATTTCTCCTGAATATCATAACATTCTATCATAAATTCTTGAAAGGTTTTCATTATTCTTAAAAGTCTTTTTAGTTATTTATCAAGCAACGAGTTCGATAAATTCTCCAAGAATCTTTTTGTTCATCTTTTTAGACTTAAGACTTTTCATAAATGCAGATTTGATTTGTGATTTGGTTGCATCTTCTGCAACATCAAACTCGGTATCTTGAGCAAGTGCATTAGCATAAAGTGCAAAATAAGAGTGATACCCAGAAGTTTTAATAGTAAATGCCTTTTCCTTTTTCCAAGCATTCATTTTTTTTTCAAACTCGGGTCCACAATACCCACAATAACGACGAATAAAGTTGCCAGCATCACCTTTTCCCAAGACACGAATACCAATAAAATTAATATCGACAAATTTATCCCGAAGATTGCGAAGTAGGACATTAGTAAAATCTCTCATATTATAATCACAAGAATAGGTATTACCAGTCTTACGATCACGAAGAAAAGCATTAGAACCGATATGAGCGGTGCCCATAAAAGGTTCTTGTTCCCACTTACGCTGAATTTCACGATGATACTTCACCATACAAGCCTCACCATCAGTCAGAACAACACACTGAACTTTCTGAAGTTTGTTCTCTTTCTGGAACTTAGGAAGAATCTGATGAAGAGAAATGAGTGCTTCATTCAGAGGAGTTCCAGACAAACTCAGACCAGTAGGAGTATTATACGCTTGTTGAGACCAACATCCAAAAGAAGTAGCAAGACGGAAAATATTCTTCATCTGTTCATCCAGAGTCTTACCATTCACATTACTAGTAAGAAGATTCATCATCGAGAACCATTCGCCAACCTGAACAAGACCATCTTTCTTTTTATAGGCAAGTTCACGAAGATTTGCACTACCATCTTCACGATAAGTCACCAAAGGATAGTCACAAGTAAATGCATAAACATCAAATGGAATCGCAACTTTCTTACAGAACCACACAAGGTTAAAGAGTTGTTTGACGGTATCGAGCATTACATCACCCATAGAACCAGACCAGTCCAGAACAAATACCAGACCATGATTCTTACCATCAGCAAGAGTGGTCACCTTACGAAACAGGTCTTCATTGTACTTATAGGTGTGTAGTTTGGTGCAGTCTAGAACACCAGTACGGGCAGTAGAAGCACGGGAGTAGGAATCTGCTGCTTTACGGCACTCAAACTCTTTCACCAGATAGTTGACTTCCTTCTGAGCAGAACGTTTAAACTGATTAAACTGATTATCAACATTGCCAAAAATCAACTCTTGACTATATCCATTACGTTCTGCCCAACCATTCCACTCTTCCCGACAACGATTATGAATCTCGGAATTGGGTACAATAATTTTATTCAGATCGAGTTGAGGGAGTTCTAGATAAACATTTTCATACCCATCATTATTCACAAGATCCTTAAGTGCTTCTTCAAGATTTTCCACTGTCTTGACTTCTGGTTCTTCATTTTTTTCACCACCATTAGAACCATCAGACTCGGGTTGGTCATTCTCACCTTCCTCCTGATCAGAATCATCAGACTCGGGTTGGTCATTCTCACCTTCCTCCTGATCAGAGAAATCAGAAGCAGGTTGATGACTTGCACCAGAATCTTGTGCCTCTAGATTGTCTAGTTGAATGTTAGTCTCTTCCTGTTGTTTCTGCTTACAATATTTGTAAAGTGCCTCAGCAGCAATCAGAACCTCAGGGAAGGTTTCAGATTCTGCAATCTGATTGATGATTTCAGTCTCTTCACCACGCTCAATCAAAATATTGGTGAAGTTTCCGATCTTAAACCACAAGTTTGCACGGTCGGCAAGGTTCATCTCATCAATCTTCTCATCAGCAATCTGGAAAAAATCATCTTCGGCAAGTTCCTTATAACCGTTGAAGAAGGTCTTAGCAAGACCAGGATAACGACGCTTCATCAGTTTCTCAATACGGGCGTCTTCCACGATATTCACAAACTGCGGAGGGACTTTATAGTCTTTTGTCCAGTCCTCATCAGGTGTATAAAGTGCGTGTCCGACCTCGTGCCCAACCAGTAGGTCATACACGGTGTTGCTTGCCTTCTCCCACATCGGCAGGGTAAGCACACGGGTATGGACATTGAACTGGGCAGTTTCTACCTTCTTATTCTCAACCACAAGGTCTTCGGTAGCAAGCAGTTTGGCGAGTTGGGATTTGATTTCGTGTTTAACAGTCATAGGTCTGATACGTTATGATACCATTATACAAAAAAAGAGGGTGGTGAGACCCTCTTGTGTGCCAGTTTTAGAAGTGGTTTTTATTAGTTATGCTTTGGAGATTTACCAATCTCATCAAATCTTTTTCTTTCAGTCTCTCTTGTAATAGCACTTACAATTTTAGCAGACCTTTTTTTCTTTGCTTCATCACCAGTAGCAATTCCAGAGCGAGCAAGTTCACCCGCCTTACGATACATTTTTGTTTGGGGAAGTTCTTTCTTCTCCTCACCCATAATACTTTGCTTCCATTCTTCACTCATATTAGTCATAATGGCGAGTGCTGCTTCTTCAGTATCAGCATAACCTTCATCTAGGAGATGTGAAAGAAATAAATCATAAAGATCGTATCCTTCTTTTTGAAGATTTTCTGCTCTTCTTCTTGCAGCATTTCCACTACCCCTGCGGTCATTCATTCCAAATTGACTATAACCACCTTGTAACTGCTTGTTACGAGCAGCTTCAGATTCTCTAGCAGGTGCTGAACCTTCTCCATATTTTCTCTTATCTGCATCTATTTGTTGCTGAGATCTGGATAGAATTCTTCCTCTTGGTGATTCTGGTCCTGTGCGACTGGTGATACCATATTTTCTACGAAGTTGAGCACCTCTACTTTCTGGTGCTGCTGGTGCTTCTGGTTTCTTTCTACCATTAAATAATCCTTTAATTGCAGATCCAAGTCCTTCATCAAGTTGTTGCTCATAAATCTCATACATATCATCCCAAGTATATTCACTCAAATCATATCCTTCTTCTAAAAGTTCATTAACCCATGCTTCAGCATACTCATAATCTTCTTTAGTCATTTTACGAACAAAAGTTCCAGCCGCTCTACCTGCAATTTGAGCACCAGTTTTTCCCTGACGATGTGCCTTCACTCCTTCACCAGCAGCAGCCCCGGCAGCGCCGGCCGCTTTGACCGCAGTTTTTCCTGCTGCCTGTGCGGCTCTACCAACTGCAACAGTTGCCTTTCTTCTTGCTCTAGTTGCTTGAGGGGACTGTTCTACTTTTTTACCTCTCTCTCTCGCAACATCAAAAACTGCTTTTGCTTCTGCACCTCTACGTGCAGCAACATTTTTTGCAGTATTGACCGATTTTTTGAGAAGTTCAGTATCTTGCTTTGCCCTTTGAACAATGGATCCAATCAAACCACCAATTCCTTTCTTTGTTTGGGTGGAAGATGATGATGATGGTTTTTGTTTAGATTTAGCATTTGTGATCGCAGATTGTCTTTGTAAAGATGCCTTTAATCCCGATGGTTTTGCTGCAGATGCTTTTTCCTCCGCATCTCTTCTCGCAGATTTCTGAGCACGAAGTCTTTCTAATGATTTACCGGTTGGTTTTCCTGATTTAAATTTTTGACCTTTTGCAGTAACAGGTTCAATTCTAGATCCACCAGATCTCGCTTCGACCAATAAAGATTCTTCGGCAATATCGTAAACAAAATCAGTAAATTGAGATACTCCAAGTTCTTCAATTAAAATTTCAACTCCATCCTCATTAAGACCCATTTCATAAAAATATTGTGTAGCAAGTTCTACTTCTTCATCAAAATGATTTTCAGTTTCGGGATATGAATTATTGTTTTGTTTTAATTCATATATTTGGTGATAGGATTCCCAAAGTCCAACAATTTCTTGATCTCTCATTTTTTTATAAAAAACTTTTTAAATATTTATAAAAAAAACACTCCTTTCGGAGTGTTTGTTCTTAAGTGCTTGGCGTCTTGCCTTTGCTTGTCGGAGTGCTTGTGGTTTGAGTTTTCGCTTCTGTTCTTTCTTCGAATGATGGTAGCGATTTGGGACTTGCATTGTTCTTTGTGTTTCTATAGACACCTTACTATCTATATTTACAAAAGTCAAGTGTACCAGTTTAAAAAGTGTCCTATACCTCAGTCTTATACGAGAATCCACTTTTCTTTTCAAATCTTATAGTAGAATCAAATTTATCTTGAAGATCGGTTTTATGTGAAATTACAAATACGTTAGTATCTTTAACAACATATCGGATAATCTTAAGAAACTCATCGGCACCAAAACCATCGAGAGATGAATCAAAAACTTCATCAAAAAGAAGAATATTACAATTTATTGAATTTTTAACTCTTGCAACTTCTCTCCAAGCGAAAAGCAAACTCAAATCAATTCTTGCCTTTTCTCCTTCAGAAAAAGAAGAATATGAAAAGTCCTCGTGAATAGGGGACTTGATACTTTCGTTAAATTCAGAATCCAATTCAAAGTTAATATAAAAATCCATCATCTGAAGATAGCGATTGACTTGCTGATTTATGAATGGAAGATACTTCTTGATGATCTTCGTTTTAACACCATCATCTTTGAGTAAGGAATAGGCAAAATCATAATAAACAATTTCTTCTTTTTTTGAAGAAAGATCTTCAAACGTTTTTTGAAGATCAGTTTGAAATTCTTCTAACTTCTCATTTTCAACATTTCGGTTCTTAAGTTGTTCGGTGATAAGAATAATTTCAGATTCAAGATCTCGTATCTGCTTTTGTTTAAGAGTGATACGAGTATTATTTTGAGAAATTTCTTGATTAAGTTTTCCAATCTCTTTGGAAAGTTTAACAAATTGTCTTTCCCTTTCTTGCTCTACTTGTATAGTATTTTCAAGTTCCAAATATCCGTCATTCAGTTCTTTTGCTTTATTTTGAGCATCTAGAATTTTGTTTAATCTAAACTCCTCTTCAATAGTCTGAGTGCAAGTGGGGCAGACTGTATTTTCTGTAAAGAATTTATGCTCTTTAGTGATTGTAGATACTTTTTGTGATATTTTACCTTTGAGATTATTAAGTTTTAATAACTTATCTCCCGCCCCAATAACAGTCTCTTGGTCTTTAGTGTGCTTGGAAATACTTTCTTGCATATCCTGACATTCAGAGATATAAACTCCAACTTCGGCATCTAAATTGGCAATCTTTTCTTTATTGGTATTAATATTGGCATTACCGCGATTCTCAAGCTCTTCAATAAAATTTTGCTGCATCTTTAACTTTTCTTTAAGAGTCTCCTTTTTCAAATCAAGAGTCTTAACTTGGTCTTTCTTTTCGCGAATTTTATCCTTAATGAGTTGATTCATTGCAGAAAAAATTCGAATGTCCAAAAGATCCTCAATAACCTCACGGCGATGTGCCGTAGTAAGTTGCATAAAAGGAACAAAAGTGCTACTACCCAAAATTACAATTTGAGTGAAACTACGATAATTTAATTTGAGAATATTTTCTTCAAGAATTTTTTGGTTTAACCGATCATCAGATTCTTTATGAAGAAGAGATCCATTCACCTCAATATCAAAAAGATTCGGTTTTATTCCACGACGAACAAGATAATTCTTACTATTCACAGAAAACTCAACTTCAACAACACAATCCTTTTCATTCGTTGTGTTAACCAGTTGAGGTTTATTAATTTTTCGAAATGGTTTATTAAATAAAACAAAAGTTAAGGCATCAAGAACAGTGGATTTACCTGCTCCATTTGTTCCAATGATAAGATTTGTATGATGCTTTTCAAAATTAATTTCACTCCAGTTATTTCCGGTTGAAAGAAAATTTTTCCACTTAATTTTATGAAATACTAACATTTTTAGGGGGGATTACAATATCTTCAGGGGTGATTACAGCATAACTGTAATTATACATCTTACAAGTT